GAGCAGCTTCTTTTTCTGTGACGGGATCAGCAGGAACAAGTGCTTTAGGAACATCTGTAATACTTGCGTCTGTTCAAGTTAGTGTAACTGGATTTGTTGGAGTATTATCTTTAGGCAGTGTAACTGTTACGGGCACTTCATCTTTTGTGCCGACTGGCATCGAAGTAACAGGAACAGCGGCAAAAGTAAATTTATACGGACTTATTGAAAATAATGTTACTGTGAGTTATACTGAGGTAACTCCGTCACAGAACGCTAATTATGAGGCGGCTTAATAAAAGGAAATTGTTATGGCAACATATGTTAATAATTTAAGACTAAAAGAAATAGCAACAGGTGATGAATCTGGAACTTGGGGTACATCTACCAACACCAATTTAGAATTAATAGGTGAAGGATTAGGTTTTGGGACTATTAATATAGCTTCTGATGCAAACGTAACAGAGACAGTTGCAGATGGATCATCAGACAGTGCTAGGGCAATGTTTATTAAAGTCACTTCAACTACATTAAGTGCGGAAAGAACTTTGACTTTAGCTCCAAATACAATGAAAAGAGTTCACATTATTGAAAATGCAACAACTGGATCTCAGAACATAGTCATTAAACAAGGTTCTGGTGCAACTATTACTATTGGTAATGGAGATACAAAAGTTGTTTATCTTGATGGTGGTGGTTCTGGTGCAGCCGTTGTTGATGCTTTTGTAGATTTAGACTTATCTGGTGGATCTGTAAATGTTAGCACAGTTAAAACTAATTCTGGTGACATGACCTTTGACTCTGCTGGAGACATTGTTTTTGATGCAGATGGTGCAGATCTAATATTTAAAGATGGTGGCACAACCATTGCTAAATTTATAAATTCATCTAGTGACTTTGTTATAGCAACAGATGTAGATGACAAAGATTTTATTATTAAAGGTCAAGATTCAACAAGTGAAATTACTGCATTAACAATAGATATGTCTAATGCTGGAGCCGCTACATTTAACAATGATGTAACTGCTTTTTCTGATGAAAGATTAAAAGAAGATATACAACCAATTACTGGTGGTCTTGAAAAGGTTATGCAACTACAAGGTGTGACTTACAAAAGAAATGATGTAACAGACGCTAAAACACAAATAGGTGTAATAGCACAACAAGTAGAACCTATATTGCCAGAGGTTGTATTAACTGCTGAAGATGAAATGGGAACAAAATCAGTTGATTACGCTAAAATGACTGCCGTACTTATAGAGGCAGTAAAAGAATTAAAACAAGAAATAACACAACTTAAACAACAAATAAATAACGGAGCATAATAAGTGGCAATACCAAGTTCTGGACAATCAGTTTCTTTCTCGGCATTAAGAACAGAATTTGTTGGTGGATCTAGTGCAATTAGTTTAAGCGATCTGTATAGAGGTGGATCAAACATAATTAAAAAAGCTGGAGATAATCAAGCCGTTAATGATGCTGCTTCAATAGCGACATCTGGTGCTTTATCTGCAAGTGACTTTTACGATCAAGGAAAAGGTTTTACCTTTACTTATTCGACTGCTTTTTTGAGTGGAGCAAGTGGGACAGATCAAAATGCTTCAGATTTGTTTGGTGACGATTATGATGTGAACTATCCAAAAACTGTTGTTATACCTTCTGCTATAACTTTAGGATCAAACAATACTTCTGAATATGGGTTTGAAGTAGATGCTGGAGGAGTTGGCACAATAGTTGTACAAAATGCTGGAACAATCATGGGTGCAGGTGGTGCAGGTGGTGCAGCAGGTAGTGCCAACGGAGGTGATGGTGGTGCAGGTGGTGCAGGTGGCGATGCTATGAAATTTCACGTTGACGCTACAGTTCAAAACTCAGGCTCTATCCTTGGTGGAGGCGGAGGCGGTGGTGGTGGCTCTGGTGGTGGTCTTGGAGGTGCTCTTCAACAACAATCACAAACTACTGGTCAAATAGGTCCTCTTCCTCTTCCTAATCATATAGATGATACTGTATGGAGAGGTAATCCTTTTGGTTCAACTCTTGGTGGTGGTAAACCAGATTCTCCTTTTGGACTACCTGCTCTTTTGTTTTTCTTTCCAGGTCAACCTAATATAACTCAATTTACACAAGGTCAATTCACTTCAGTAAGAGGACCTAGAATAACAAATCAAGGTGGTCATCTTGATCATTACTTTTGGTTTAGAACTTTTCCACAACAATCACAAACTCAAACGTCTGGACACGCAGGTGGTGCTGGTGGTGCTGGTGGATTAGGTAGAGGATTTAACAATCAACCTGCGGCAGATGCTGGAGCAAGTGGTTCTTCTGGATCAACTGGAGATGCTGGAAATGGTGGAGACGGAGGTGCTGGTGCTGCTGGTGGTGGATTTGGAACCGCTGGATCTGCTGGAAGTGCAGGTCAAGCAGGCACAGACTCAACTACATCTGGTTCGGCGGCGGGTTCGGCGGGTTCGGCAGGTGCTGCTGGAGACGCATGGGAAAGAGTTAGTGGAGTTACAATAACTTCACAAAATAGTGGAACAATAACTGGTAATTCACCAACGTCAGATTAAGGAGTAATAGATGTCAAATACATATTCATGGGTTATAAATTGTTTATATACAAAAAATATTACAGTTGATGGAAGCACATACAATGATGTAATAAAAAAAGCAGAGGCTTTTCTTAGAGTAACAAATAGTGCTAGTCAAACTGCCGATGCTGCTATAGATATGGATTTTAATGACCCCTCCGATTGGTCTGGTTTTACTGCATACAATTCTGTAACAAAGGCAAATGTCGTTAGTTGGATAGAGGGAAGATTAGGTTCTGAAATTTTATCTGAAATTAAAGGAAGACTAGATAAACAATTACTTGAAGAAGCTAATATAGCAAACACAACTGCTAAAGGAACTGGAACACACGGAGAAGAAAGTTTTTCTGCAACTTTTCCTTGGGATTAAAATAATAATGTGCTAATCTTCCGTTAGAGGTAGCATATGAACAAAGTAATAGACTTAATTGATAAGTCTCATGCCGACTGTATATTTACACACTGTAATTACATTGCAGAAAGACTTCCTAGACACGAAAAATTAAACAATCATAATGTTTATGCTGATTCTATTGGAGAGTCTATTTTAAATTATTTACTGCCAAAAATAGAAAAAGAGTATGGTAAAAAATTATGTCCTACCTATTCTTTTTGGAGAAAGTATTATGAAGGACAACCTCTTTTAGCTCATACAGATAGACCTTCTTGTGAAGTTAGCGTTACTTTAAATATAGGAGGAGAGGGTGGAACTGATTGGAGTATATTTGTTGATAATACTGAGTTCTCTATGGAAGTAGGGCAAGGAGTAATTTATAAAGGTTGTGAACAAAAACACTGGAGAGAGCCATTAACTTATAAAAGTCACGTTCAAATGTTTTTACATTATATAGAAGTTGATGGTCAGCATTATCCAGAATTTAAATACGATAAAAGACCAGGATTGTATTTTAAAAGAAAACCACAATGAGTCATCAATTAACTAATTTTTTTTCAACACCTGTTTACAACACACATTTAGATATAGATGTCGAGCCACATATTGAACAAGTTTACAAAGAAGAAAAAAAGTCTGCTGGTAGAAAATTAAGTAATACTGGTTGGCAATCTGACAATATAAATCCAAAAGAGCTATTTGATAAAATAGGCCCTCATGTAATAAAGTATTATGAAGGATTTAATTGTCCGATAGGCATACATTTAGCTAATTGTTGGTTTAATATTAACAGATATAAAGATATTAATACATCTCACCATCATTTGCCTTCAATCATATCTGGAGTATTTTATTTAAAAACACCAAAAGATAGCGGAGATATTGTGTTTGAGAATCCTAATCCTTACATTGGCTCTACTTGGTCATGGGTTTGGAGTCAAGCAAAACTAAATCCACAAGAAATGGCAAATGAATACACATCTGAATCAATTTTTGTTAAGTCAGAAGAAAAATTGTTACTTTTGTTTCCAAGTTATTTAAAACACTCTGTATCAACAAATATGTCAAAAGAAGATAGAATATCTATGTCTTTTAACATAGCTTTAACTTTAGATGAAAAGCCAACAAATGTATAAGATATATGATCAAGTTCCTTTGACTGTGAGACAAAAGACTTATGATTTTGTTTGTAATTCAACATTTAAATTAGGTTGGCAAGATAGAAATGAACCTGAGAAATTGCATTTTAATATCTATAGTGAATGGAATAAAAAAGATTTACACGATTGTGGATTGTTACAACATTTAAATGAGGTATGTGTTCTTAACAACTTAGACCCAAATAACTTACAAAGGTCTATTGTAAATTTAACGAAATGTGGTGATTTTAATTTTTGTCATACACATCAAAACAAAAAAGTTTTGTTGTATTATGTTAATTTAGAATGGAAAGATGGATTTGGTGGGGAAACAATTTTTTATGACGATAATTTAAAAGATGCAATAGCTGTTTCCAGTTTTGTTTCTGGTAGAATTATTTTATTTGATGGTAGTATACCTCATACAATAAGGTCTCAATCAACGTATGCTCCAAGTTATAGATTTACAATTAGTAATTTTTTACATGAAGAGAAAGGTAACTAATGAAAAGAAATATTGTAGTAGCTAAAAAGGCACTGTCTCCTGAAGTTTGTAACAAAATAATAGAAATAGCAAAACCTAATTTTGTTCCAGCAAAAATAGGTGACTTGCAATCAAGTTCAGGTTTAGAAAGAGATATTAGAGAAAGTCACGTTAGTTGGTTTGACAAACCTTTTAAATATCTAAATATTATGCACCCAATACAAAAAATGATTTGTGATATTAATTATAAATTTTATGGATTTGATTTATGGGGTCACGAAGCTTTTCAAATTACGAAGTATGACGAAAAATATAGAGGTAAATATGATCCTCATGTAGATGGAGCATATGATGATCCATCGAACAAAGTAGTTAGAAAATTATCTGTTTCAATACAATTAACTGATTCAGAATATTATGAAGGAGGGAATCTTGTGTTTCCCGATGATAAAAAAAGTTTTAATATAGATGACTCAAGAGAACAAGGAACGGCTGTGTTTTTTCCATCCTATGTTAAACATGGCGTTGAGCCAGTTACAAAAGGCATAAGATATAGTTTAGTTTGTTGGTCTAATGGTCCGAATTTTTATTAGGAGTAAGTTATGTATTATGTTATATATGATGATTTTTTGCCTTTAAGATCTTACGCACATTTAAAATCTTATTTAACCTCTGGGTTTGGTTTTCCTTGGAATATATCTCCAAAAATTAATGATAATGATTTGAGTAATGAAGATTTTTATTTTGCAACTTTATGTTATTGTCAAAACAAAACTTTTACTGAGCAATGGAATCCAGCCGTTCAGTTTGATCCTTTTAGAGATTTATTATCTCCTCTTAATATGACTGCTTTACTCAGAGTTAAATGCAATATGTACATGAGGTCAACTGGCGATAAAGTGTATCATCACGCTAAACATATTGATTATGCTCACCCACAAAGAGGTGCTCTTTTTTTCCTAACAAATTGTGATGCACCAACAACTATGGCTGATGGTTATCAAGTAGAGTCTAAAGAAAACAGAATGTTACTTTTTGATGCTTTTTCTGAACACTCCAGTTCATCTCCTACAAATGCAAAATACAGAATGACAATAAACATAAATTATCATGGATATGGATTACATGAAAGATACAAATATGATATGACTAATGTAAATCCTACACACGCTAAAAACATAGAAGCATTGGAGAAATTTGGTTAATGCAAATAAATCATTTAAATTATCTTCATTTTAAAAATTTTATTTCAAAAGAAGATTTTGATAAAATTACGCAGTACATAGAACGTCAAGACTTTGAATGGTACTGGAGAGAGAAAGCAACATCTTTTGATAAAGAATATAATCTTATTCATATGTTATGCAAAGATGATTGGAAAACACGTCATTGGGATTTTTTTGAAGATTTTCTAATGAGCATACTGAAGGCTTTTAATGGCAAACAAATCTGTCATGCTAAGTTTGTTTTGCATACAAAAAGAGAAAAAGTATGTTATACAGCACCTCATTACGATTTAGTAAACATTGACAGACAGCCTATTGAAGATGCTCCTATAAGAATACTTATTATGAATTTTACCACTTGTAATGGTGGCACTCAAATAGATGGCATAGATGTTCCTTCTGTAGCAAACTCTGCTGTTTTGTTTGATAACAAAGTATCACATTGTGGAATCATACAAAGTGATCAACCAAAAAGAATTTTATTAAACTTTTGTTTTGAAGAAAACTCATAGTGAAAACTGTAATCTTTTATGGTAAGGTCTCACATTGTATATTTTAACAAAATGAGTTAAAATGTCTTATGCCTATAACATCTTTGAAATTCAGACCAGGTATCAATAAAGAAACAACCTCGTATTCTAATAAAGGTGGTTGGAATGACTGTGATAAAATAAGGTTTCGTTTTGGTTTTCCAGAAAAATTAGGTGGTTGGGAAAAATATGCAGTCACTACTTTTTTAGGAACAGCTAGAACATTACATGCTTGGGCAAATATTGAAGGCAATAAATATTTAGGTTTAGGTACTGAAAGAAAATTTTATATAGAAGAATCACAAGGATATAACGACATCACACCACTGAGACGTAAGGTTGTAAATGGTGAAGTTGTTTTTGATATTAATGGAAATACAGTTGCATTTGCTGTGACTGGTGTAGCAGGAACCACGGGTCTTGGTGCTCCAGAAACTGATGGTTCTGGTGACCCTACATTTATATCTGCTTCTGGAGGATCTGGTGTAAACGCACAATCAAACGATACACTAGCTCCAGCTTTCCCAACTGGCGTTAGTGCAACTGGTTCAGTTGGCACTCTATCCGTTGAAATTGCTAATCCTACTTCTCCAGCCACTGGTGAGGTTGGTGAAGTAACTGTATCAGTGCCAACAAATATAACAGTTACTGATTTTGTGGATGAATCATAATGGCAATAACATTTATATCTGCTACTGATAGCACAACTGTAACTGTAAACGATGGTTCTCATGGTGCATTAGTAGGAGATTTTGTAACATTTAGTAATGCAAACACTGGTAATAGTTCTCTTAACACACAGCTTGACGGTGAACATGAAATTATAACTGTTCCAACTACAGGAACATATACGATAACATTATCTGCCAACGCTGCGGCTGCTTTATCTAGCAGTGGATCAGCAGATGCAGAATATCAACTAAATACTGGTCTTAATACTGTTGTGCCTGGTAATGGCTGGGGAGCTGGAACTTGGGGTGCAGACGGTTGGGGTTCTGCTTCTTCAGATGTAGCTGGAGGAGGTACAATTCGTCTTTGGTCGCAAGATAACTTTGGTGAAGATTTAATAATAAATCAAAGAGATGGTGGCGTTTTTTATTGGGATAAAACATTAGGCACTAACACAAGAGCAAAAAATTTAATTGAACTAGCAGATTCACCACCGATAAAATGCAGAAAGATAATCGTATCCGAAAGAGATCGTCATGTCATAGCGTTTGGATCTAATCCTCTTAACAGTGCGATACAAGATAGACTTTTAGTAAGATTTAGCACACAAGAAAATCCTTTTGTTTGGAGACCTACTGCGACTAATACTGCTGGAGATTTGAGAGTTGGTTCTGGATCTGAAATAATTACAGCAGTTAAAACAAGAAGAGAGATTGTTATACTGACAGATACTTCTGTGCATAGTATGCAATTGATTGGTGCACCTTTTACATTTGGAATTAATCAACTTGCAAATAATATAACTGTACGAGGATTTAACAGTGCAGTTGCTGTCGGAGATGCTGTGATGTGGATGGGTTATGATCGTTTCTATGTTTATGATGGTAGAGTATCTGTTATTCCTTGCACGGTTCGTGATCATGTTTTTAATGACTTTAATGAAAACCAGTCTGAAAAGATTTACGCTGGAATTAATTCTGCTTTCGGTGAGGTATTTTGGTTTTATCCTTCTTTAACAAATTCTTTAGCCAACGGAGGTGACGGAGAAAATGATAAATATGTTGTTTATAATTATGATCAACAAATTTGGTATGTTGGCAATCTTAAAAGAAGTGCATGGCTAGATCGTGGTGTATATCAATATCCAATGGCTACAGATTCTAACCTTGTATACAATCACGAAAAAGGAAATGACAATGATGGAACTGCGTTTACGTCATTTATTGAATCAAGTCCAATAGATATACAAGACGGAGATCAATTTGTATTTATTAGAAGGATGATACCAGATATTAATTTTGATAACAGTGATGCTAACATTGCTGATGGGCAAAAAGGTGTGTTTATGTCTTTAAAAGCACAAAGGAGTCCTGCAGGTGGGTTTGTTAAAACATCAACACAAACTGTACTTTCTGACACAGAATTAAATCATTTAAGATTGCGTGGTAGATCATTTGGTCTTAGAATACAAAGTACAACTCAAGGTGTAAACTGGAGACTTGGTACACCAAGAGTTGATATAAGAGCGGATGGAGATAGATGAGCAGACAATTAGTACCACCAACT